TGAGGTAACATCGCCTTATCGTCGATATAATAAACCCCGTATGGTTTACCAAATTGAAGTTCGTCGTATGGGACATTGTGTTGGTTTAGCCAATTGGTTGTAACTTCACCAACATCCTCTATAACTTTATTTATGTCCCCACGATGAGTCAACATTCTTCTCGCGGTAAATATAACAATACGAAAGCCAATGCTTTTTGCTTTAATTAAACTTTGGATCATATCGTCAATAGGCTCAGCAAGCCCGTATTTTTTAAACGTATCAGTTTCGCCGTGGTTAGGGATACAGAGCGTATCGTCCAAATCAACTACTAATGTTTTTTGCGTATTCATTCACATAGTCTTTCATTCTCTGTTGTCTGTCAGGACAATCATAGTGTAGTGTAATACATGTAGCGATAAGTAAAGCACCGCCGTCAATAATTTCATTATATACTGCTGGATAGTATTTGTCAACTAGTTTGCTGAATGATTTAGCAACATACTCAGGATACTTATTCCCTGTTACTAATTCAGAATAGCCATGATATAGATCGTGCGATAGTTTACACATATCATATAGATAATCACCACCACAACCAACATGGTCTCCATATGAACCACGAGGATCAAGTAATGTAATACTATCGTTATATGGATTATATAGAATATTACCAAAGTGTAAATCGCCATGCATTGCTGAAACTGGTTCAGCTTTATCAAGGCAGCGCTGTGCAATACCATTATAAAAATCTTCAGAACATACTAGACGCTCTGATGTTTTACCAACCCACATTTTTTTAGCATTATCATGGAAGTCAGCAGTAAACTCTAGCGTGGCTTTACCGTGGAAGTGAGTACGCATAGCTAAAATAACTTTTTCAATCAAATAATCAATAGTACTATTAGAAATCTCTTCGTGCGCAAACAAGTCAGACAGTAGAATTCCTGATTCATATGACATTGATAATGCGTAATCGTCTTTAAGAATTTTAGGAACAAACATACTTTGAACTGGATTGAGTGTTTCAAACCAATTCTTTTCATTCATAATTGTTCGTACTGCAAATGTATTATTGTGCGATGGTATTTTAGTAATAGCGTTGATGTCTGATCTATATTCAAATGAATTAAACTCACGCGCCTTAAATGTAAGGAACTCTGCGCAAGTTTTATGATATGACGCGATATCACCAATATCATACCAACGTTCAGTAGTTACGTTATTGAAGCTGCCATATAATTCGAGCGCGTCAGATATCTCATATCCTTTGGTATTCTTAAAAGCATTACCTGCAGCATAACCATTTTCAAAGCTGTACAAACCAACTAAAGCTGTAGCGTTTGGAACAGTTTCTGTTGGTTTATTAAAGTAAGTTTGGCCGTTCCACATACACCAAGCGAAGTGATCTTCAACATGTTTTGTTAATAGGAAATTAGTACCAAGTGGCAAATTTTCTTCAAGGATAATCGCATCACCTAGCCAAACAACAAGTGGTAGCAAAGAGTCTAAACTCTCAATGCCAACCGAGATAGCATCGCGGGGACCATTAAGAGATCCCTGCTTTACACATTTAATATTGTCGTATTTGCTTTTAGAAACCCATTCGCGTATATCATTGTGTTTGCCATCAACAATAACAATCTGATGAACATCTGATGTATTGTTATAGATGGACTCAATAATGTATTCAATAGTTGGTTTACCATGAACACGCACCATTGCCTTTGAGCAATTTGATGTTAAGGGTTTTAGCCGTGTTGCTTCACCTGCTGCCGGTATTACTACATTTATCATAATTTAATTTCCACTCATCATATTCATCTTCTAACATTGCCCACTGGCAACGGGTGTATTTATGTTTTGCTGTCTTGTCCCATATGATCCACATATAAGCAATCATACCACCAATCTGATCTTTTTTATCAACAGGTTCTAATATATCAGAATCAAATCTAACCCTGTCTGATAGATATATTATATCACTAGGTGGGTTAGATGTAAACAGTTTATTTCGCTTTTTACCTTCAAGGAAAGTTAGGCGTAAAAACATTGCAGTGTAATCGTATTCCTCTGTCCATTTTTCTGCCAATTTACGTGGCAAATCTTTATGGTATGGAGGATTAGTTACAACACCTTTGATGTCTTTATCCTTTGGTAACTCTAACGCGTCGTATGGTGTATTTATGTTAGCAAGAGTATTAGGATATGTGTTAAGGTCGTAGGATATAACGTCATGACCGTTTCGCAACAGCTCTGATGAAATATGCCCACGACCTGCACAAGGCTCTATAATTTTATGCGGTACATTACCGTATTTACAAAGGATATATGTTGCCAAGGGAGGAGTAGGATAAAAGTCATTCACCTTTCTATTCGGATCATTCTTTTTCACACCAACATATATGTCTGTTAAATTATTCGCCAAGGACCATCACCATAACACCGGCTTCTTTAAACATTGGACTTGTTCTCGTAATCCACAAATCTCTCCACTTTTCTGTAGCATTAACAAGGTCATTAATAACAACTCTACGTACACCTGCTTGAATGATAAGCTTAGCACATTCAGGACAAACTGGTAAACCGTGGACATACATAGTTGCGTCTTTTAAACTAACGCCAGCATATAGCGCATTCATTAAAGCATTAGTTTCAGCATGTACGATACGTGGATACTTTTCTTCTCGATCGTTTAAACGTTCTTCAGTATCTTCAATACCTTTAGGGAAACCGTTATAACCAGTTGCAAGAATACGTCGCTCATCGTTAACAGCTACAGCACCAATTTGACTTGACGGATCCTTGCTCCACTTGGCAATCATTTGACACATTTCCATGAAACGTTGATCCCATTTAAATTGTCTTGCGTCTTCTTCTCTCATTCTACGTCCCATGTAATTGTGATATGACTCTTGTTTCCTATCAGTTGCAGCACCTTCTTTATCCCAAATACTCATTACAACTTGACCAAATCAAAGTGCCGAGAGTACACGTGCAAGTTCATTACCTGCCACGTAAGATCGCCTTTAACGATTGGATGCGCATTATTTGTTTCACTATTGTAGTCAGTAACAAATCTATCCATAAGATATTGTGCCCATGCGTAATCATTCTTATAACCAAATACTACATCATTAGAACGCATCTGTGATACCATATGTAGTTTGCCATCACGAATATAAACAGTTTGTGCGTTAGTGCAAATAAAGTCTGATTTACCATTCTCGTTGTATTCAACCCAGATAGATGGACGGTTATAAACCATTTGAGCACGACGGCTGTCTGGATTTTCAATCAATTCAAATAGTGCACTATCATATTGTTGGAAATACTTAGGAGAAAATACAAGGTGACCATAGTTTGAATTGATTTCACCGTTTTCATTAGAAGCATATTGCCACGCAGCAGGTGGATCTTTTTCAAGACCATGAATATCCATAATATTAGTAGAACCGCTTTCATACCAAGCTAGCTCTGCATCAATATAAGATTTAACTGGTGTACCAAAGATAGCCGGTTCATCAGCAACAAATGATGCGCCCAGCATTTCAATAGTTTTAGCACCGGTTTTATCAGTAGTAAATCGTTCAGCTTTTAGTTCTTCAATAAAGTACTCGCGAATATCCCATACATTCATTAGTCAATTTCTCCTGTTGTATCATCATAACGATCATCAACTTCAGCCATGTTAGCAAAGTCAGCAGTCGTTTTTAAAATCATAAGTTGTGTTAAGGCGTGGTCCAAATGTGGTAAACCGCTTTCTGGATCAATGTCTTCGCCACTAAACCATGCCAACATATGCCTTTGAATAGAACCATAGTGACGTGAGAATGGCATGTTATTAAGATCTTTACGCCAATTGTTTTCGCCATATTTAGATGCACCAAAGCCAAATACATTCGCAGCATCAGTAATAGTTTTAGTTGGTACGAGATGAATTGGTGGTTTACCGTTATCAAATTTAGCCATAAATTAATCCTTAAACATTTTTGTTATATATATTGCGATCATCGCCACGAGTGTTATAAAAATACTTTATACGTCGTACACCATCATGGTCAGTTGTCCAGTTATTAGAGTACTTTTCTTGGCATGGTCGAAGGTTTTGGCGTATAGTATCAAAAGGTACGACAGCGCGCCAACGAACATCATAAGTATTTTCAGATAGTTTATTATAACAGCCAAATATGATAATGTCAACACAATTAGGGTACAATCTGCGATTTCTTGCCAATTTATTTGCCATATAGTTTGGTATAGTCAACCATCTCTTTTCCATATCTGTTGGCAATTTCCCAGGATCTTGAGAGTTTTTAACCTCAGCTCTCCATCCATTCCAGTCAACATCCCAATTGTGAGTATCAGGTTTGGTATAATCAAATACCGCTGGGTTCATAACAGCACCTTGGCGCGCCAAAGCAAACTCTAATATAACACCAGCATAAGTGTGTGCCAATACAGTCGAATGACTTCTTTCACGTCTACGATGTGGATCCTCGAACATTTCTCGTGCCATAGTTTCAATGTGAGAAACCTCATCCTCGTTTAATTCAAGGATGAGTGCTTCAGGTAATTGTAAGGGTAATTTCATAGTTTTCTACATGCCATTATAATGTTTTTTCCAAGATGAACCAAGAGTTCCGTGGCCGGATCCAGACATATACACTGCCCACATAATACGCATCACTTCTTGGGAGTTACGAGCAACCGAAATATCGTACTTCAAACGATTAAGAACAACTGGTTTTGTTTTCTTTACATCAATCAAAGCAATTGCTTCTTCACGAGCCGTATCAAGTGGCATTTTTTCAAGCGAATCTAAAATGTTTCTATCCATGATATTAAGCCCAAGAATGACCATAAGGGTTGCGATCGTATACATAAACATCAGCAGTTACAGCATACGCTAAAGGCAGACCTTGGTCATACCTACGACCGTTATGAGCACGTGGTCCACGACCTTGAAGCTTTACATATTTGTTCTTTTCAGTTTCAAATGCTGCGTTATTCATTTTTACAACAAGTCTAAGACCATCAACGATGCCTTGATCCTCAGGAGCAACTTTTCCGTTGATCATTTTAACTGTTGCGTAATAAGCGTCTGAACGATTTGCGTTTTTCATAATATATATTCCTTTGTTTGTTGATTCTAATATAACTGATTCTCAGTGGAATGTCAATAGTTAATTTCGTATCATATCAACTTTTTTTCTGAATACTTTCTCTGCTTCGTCCCACTTGGCAAAGCTATTACTTGATAATCCATCCAAGTCTTTTACGTCTTTAACATAGTTTTCACCATTAGCATATACGAGTTCTCCGTACATATATGAATTTTTGTTAAAGCCTTCATCATCTTCGTAGAATTCGTTTACGCAGACATAACCATTGTGTTGACCAATGTATTCATCAAAACTAGTGAGTTTTCTTATATTTTCTACACGATTGCCTACCTCACTGTCAACCTTACTGCACATAGCAAACGCGTCTTCTATGCGAGATGTGAACGCAACTGTTTCAGATGGAAAGGTATTTGATTTAATTGTAAACATACTATTTTCCTTTTGTTGTTATATAATATTATAACTGATTCTAAAAGGAATGTCAATAGTTAATCGTAACCAAGTCGAGCTACGTTTTTCATTTCTTCTGTAAGGAGTTCTTGTACACGATATTCATATGCTTCATCAAAGCCTTCGGCTGCATATTGGGATCTTTCGTGATTATTCCATAGTCTTTTAAAATAACTATCATAAAGGTATTCAACTACAGAGTCAGATTCTGACTTATCAATTAGTTGACCTTTGACCATCCAATTCAAACGGTTGGCTTCTTTACGCACTTCTGGTGAGCACATGGTGGGACCTCCAAATATTAAATAATAATTATATTTATGTATTTAGAAGTCCCTAAATTAGCAGTGATACCGCTAACATGGTAAAATAATTAATTTATTTTTTAAAAACCGTTTGGTACTAATACGTAATGAATAAGTAATACGATACCAAGTGAGGCTCCTAGTCCAATCATCATTTTAAAGAAGTCTCTACCAATTAACGGAAACACGGTTTTAAACTTTTGTTTACCAGTAAAGGAAGCAATAGCTAATTCGCGCCCACATAACAAACCAACAAATACCCATGTTGTACTCATAGGAATATCGTTAAGTTCTTTAAAGAAGTATAGAATAACGAAGTAAACTAAGTCAATAATTGTAGCACTTCTAACGTAACGAGTGTTATGTTTTTCTAATACAATTTGCTGGATTTTACCTCCGCCACTTCTTAGCATAATAGCAAGTCCACCAACAAACACAATACTAATCATAATCATCAGTGGTATGTCAAGTTCTCTTGGTAAAAATACAGCGATGTTAGCCATATCATGACTAAGCCAAGTCCACCACAAAAATCCTGTAGTAACCCACTGAGCTACTCGCCACATAACTTTGTGATTATCTTTAACAGGTTTTGCTTCATCTAAAAGCCGGCTTACGACTATCCAAATTACATATGCTGCTACTGCAGCCACTGCATAACCCATCATTGATTTCATTAACATTTTTTCTAATACGAATGTACTAGCAAATGCCGATAAGACTAAGAATGAAGTTGATACTGGAACGCCAACGCGCGTTAATGCTAATAACACCGCCGGTGCTAAAGCGTGGTACCATTGTACCTCTTGGAATGGTATTTTGTTTAGTCGCCCATAACTAATATCTCCGCCATATGTATACCACCCATACCAAATAGCAAATAGCAGTACGGAACTTGCCGCTGCCCACATTGTTGTCCAATGAAATTTCTCGTTGTTTGATGCAATCCAAGTACCGAGAGTTTGTACTGAATCGTTTGCGATAACCGCATAGGCAGCGAATATAAATCCTACTACCATCCATAGAGTGAGTTGGTCCATTTGTTTCTCCT